AGAAACTAAATTTACATGAGTTTAAGTTTAGAGATGACGGTATGAGAAAATCAAGAGTAACTTATGAGGTTGTAAAAGATGTTGAGGTTAAAGACACTACCCACAGAACAGTCGACAGATTTAGAGAAGACTCCTGAACATAGATTATGGACAGCAGTAATTGCTCAAGCGATTACAGATGCGACTTATAAGGGTATTAGGAAAGGATATGTTGAGTGTAAACATAAAGCAATTGCTTGGCTTTCCAATAAGTCCAAAGATTTTAAAATAGTATTTAGAATGGCAAGTATAGATCCAGATTATGCGTATGCTAAAGTAGAACTTGCTTTAAAGAATGAAGAGTATATTATGACCGAACAGCAGCTTAAACTTCTTAATAATAAAAGAACTCCTGCACAAATGAAATATGAACAAAAAAACTTTAAACTCAAATTCTAGTTATAATAAACAAATAGGTGGATCTCACTATCAAGGAATGAGTATTCAACCTAGTCAGTTTGTTATAGAAAATAAAATGTTATTTCCTGAAGGTTCAGCGATTAAGTATATTTGTAGACATTCTAAAAAGGATGGTAAACAAGATTTACTTAAAGCTATTCACTTCATTGAAATGATTATAGAAAGAGATTATTCTGATCAACCTAAAGAATCCTGGGTAGAAGGATTCAGAAAGTGGAAACGTGCCGCACTACACAAAACTAAATCAAGAAAATAAAGAACTTAAAATCTATAGACCTTTTGGTCCATCAATAGGTCATTGTAAATTACCTAAAGAATTGATTGATGATTTCAATAAAGATTGTGATAACATTGTAGCTGATAAAGAGAAAAGTAAATTACATGATTTCTCTGATGATCTTGTGGGCAATGTTAAACAAGAACTCATCATTAGTCCTGAAGCCTTTGAGAAATGGGCTCCCTATTTTCAAAAACTTATGACTGCTTATATTGAAGCACATCCAGATAATTCTAAAGAACTTCAGAAAATAGTATTTAAATCGGGTTGGTATGTAAGAACCTTTGCAGGTGATTTTAATCCCTTACATTATCATACGAATTGTCATATGTCTTGCGTAGGGTATCTATCTTTACCTAAAGGTATTAAAGAAGAATGGGATAGAGAAGACAAAGATCATTATCCAACTGCTGGTGGTATTGAAATGCAATACGGACAAGTCCAATTGTTTTCAACTAACACAGTAAGAATCCGCCCAAAGGTTGGAGATTATTATATCTTTCCTTGGTGGATGTATCATATGGTTTATCCTTTTAGAACAAAAGGAGAACGTAGATCTTTTAGTTTTAATGTATTTGGTGAACCTAAAACAATAGATAAACCAATACCTAAACCTAAAATAATTGTTTAGTTAGATAAAGGATTAGTAGTACTAACCTTTAATTCTTCCATCTGTATCTTTAACAATTCAATTTCTTTTTCTAGAACTGCAATATTAGTTTGATTACTTGATACACCATTTTTAGCATTGCCGATTTCTGCAGCTAAAGGTGTAAGATCAGGTGCAGTCTGTTCAGACAAAGCATCTAACTTAGTAGTAATCTCACCATACTTAACAAAGCCTCCACCAATAGCTACAATCGCAGCTATCAATGCAGCAATCCCTGCAAGTTGATCTTTTAAATTAAATTTACTAGCCATTTTTTAACTCCCTTATTTCCATTAATAGTCTTTGTTTTTTTAAGTTAAGCTCATTGAGCTTTTGCTCTTTAATAAATACCTTATCGTTTACGATATAGTTAGAAAGAGTAATACCCCTATAGATAAGTCTATTATCTGATAGGGGTAATTGATCCAAGTATATATCTTTGGGTAAATAAAAAGGTACATTATATAAATCTAAAGATGCCTGGTCATTAACCATAGCATCTAGTTTAATTAAGTTTTTAACCTCTAGGTTTTTAGCAATGTCTTTAACTTGCTCATCAACCTTATCCATTAACTTTGTAATGGAGGCTTTAACTTTTTCCGATTGTACTTTTTTTTGTTCGGAATTACTTTCTGTTGAAACAGTTTCTGTTGTAGTAGTTGTGCTTGAGGATTCCTCTTCTTCAGAGGTTTCTTCTTGTGCACTAACTACTTTCTTTTGTTCTTCTTGTTTTTTCTCTTCTTGCTTTTCTTCTGTTTTAACTTCTGATTTTTTTTCTTCTTGTTTTTCTTTTTCTTCATTAATCGTCTCCTTCTTAGTAGTTGATTGTATAATTTGTTTTGCAATAGTAGTCGCTTTCTGTTGTGTTACAATCTTACTTGATTGTACTACATTAGTAGTTGTGACTGCTGGTGCAGTAGTAACTTGTGTTTTAGTTACTGTCGCACCTGTTTTATTTTCAAACTTTTTAATGGCTGCCTTAACCTGGACTACCTTAGTAGTTGTTGATAAGGGTGCTGCAGCAATAGTTTGAACAGTTGAAATAAGAGCTACTGCTTCTTCTTGTATTTCAACATTAACAGACTCTTCAATTTCAGTTGCATTAATAGCAGTACTTACTTCTTGTAAAGCTGTTTGAGTCTCGACTTCCAAAACAACATTTTCATAAGTCATTGTTAAAGAAGCTCCTAACAAATTAGGTCCACCTAAACTTAATGGATTAGGATCATTATCTATTCCTGTCCAAGTCCAATCAAATTGATTAGAACCACTTCCAGTATAAATAACCTGATCAGTATATTTTAAAGCATTAGAGTAATAATGTGCGTCTGTATTTCTTATCTGATCTACAGAAGCAAGAGTGTTACCATCACTATCTAAAATTTTAATAGTTGTTTTAAATGTGTCTTGAGCACCACGTCTATTTCCACATTCATTAGAAGATCCATCCCATTCACAGTTCTGAATAATAGTAATACCATTTAAAGTAATACCATTATTTAATTTTTCTTGAGTAGTAGTATCTGAGTTTGTAGTAATGTCTACCAAAGAACCACTAGCATTTACTGTGCCTGTTGCTGTAACTTCTATTTCTTGTCCTAAACAAGTTGCACTATTAAGTGTAAATTCACTACAGCTTGATGCAACATTAGGTATGTTATTATCTACTGATTGATAATTAGAATCTGAATCTCCTGCGTTAGGTAATAAATTACCTGTCGTTATCTCTTCTGCTAAAGTCGTAAGGGTTAAGGCTGTCGCAAAAATGAGTGATAGAGCAGCCGACTTTAAATAATACATAAATACCAATTCCTATTAATAATAAATCTAGCAATCGCATCCCTCACATTGGCAGTCTATACAGTCTTGATTACAATTACATTGACATTCACATTCTTTACAAATCATTATTTATCTCCATCTAAAGGTTTAAGTATTTCTATTTTAATCTTATTCTTGTTAGCTGCCTTCTCTAACCTGTGGTCGATCTTCTCACGTTTCTTCATACGTTTAACATAAGTTTTATAATCAGGTCTTTCGTGATCATATTTTTTCCATAATGCTAAAGCGTCTTTACCGATCTTGCCATCTATTGGACAAGGAGTACCTGCTTGAATCATAGATTCAAAGACTCTTTCATCTTGGCAAAGAATAGCAACTGCTGCTACCTTCATACCAAAGTCATTAAGTATACGTGCTAGCTTTAATCTTTCACAATTTTTATCTATGAAATGCTTACCAGCTGATACACCAATACCAAATGTTTGAACGCCTGCAGAAGCTCCTACTGCACAAACGTCTTGTGTCATTGAATTGTAAGAGGGTGAACTTGCACTCGGAGGTGCTGATCTTATATTAGAATTACTTGTAGAATTTGTAGTTGAAGTAGATGTGGATCCAGATTCATAAGTAGTACTTCCACCTGTATAGTTTCCTTCTATGGCAGTATTACTTCCTGATACGTTAGTCTGTGTTGAACCAGCGAATGCTTTGTTCGAACACACCAATAATATTGTTATTAAAAATATATTTAAATATTTCATTCTCCCCCATAATTTATTACCCACTTCCTATAACTTTAAGTATTTTTTTTCTACCTTGATATATTTCTGTTTCTGCTGTTACTTTTTTACAAGACATAAGAACGGAATCGGGATTTATTTCACGCATGGCTATGCGCTTACTTTTTAAGCATGCGGACATTGACTCTTTGTAAGTAAATTCAATCATATTTCCGTGTAAAAACATCAATAGGGCTACCACAACTTCAGTCATTAGTGTGCTCCATTTCTATTAGCTCTAA